GCGCGGCCGCTGTCGGAACGCGGCTTCCACGAACTGCCGTTCATCGCGCCGCGCTGGCAGGTCAACGGCAACGATCCGTACGGCACCGACAACCCGGGCATGGTGGCGCTCGGCGACGTCATGCAGCTGCAGATCGAGACCAGGCGCAAGGCCGAGCTGCTGGAAAAGGTGGTGCGGCCGCCGCTGAATGCGCCGGTCGATCTGAAGAACTATGCGTCGTCGATCCTGCCCGGCCACATCAATTACACCGGCGATACCTCGAAGGGCATGAAGCCGGTGTTCGAGGTCGATCCGCAGGGCCTGCCCGGCATCAGCGCCGATCTGAAAGACATCCAGGCCCGCATCAAGACCGGGTTTTTCAACGACCTGTTTTTGATGCTGGCGGAAGCCACCAAGGACATGACCGCCTTCGAGGTGGCGCAGCGCCAGCAGGAGAAGCTGCAGGTGCTCGGCCCGGTGATCGAGCGGTTCCAGAACGAGGGCGGCTCGCCGGCGATCCGGCGCATCGTCGCGATCGCGGCCAGGAAGCGGCTGCTGCCGCCGCTGCCGCCGTCGCTGCGCGGCGTGCCGATCCGCATCGAATACGTGTCGATGCTGGCGATGGCGCAGCGCGCGGTCAAGACCGCCGGCGCCGAGCGCATGCTGGAGCTGGTGAAAGGGGTGGCGCCGATGTTTCCGGCGGCGCCCGGCATCATCGATTTCGAGGAGCTGCTGCGCGAGTACAACGACGACCTCGGCAACAGCCTGCGCATCATCAAGGATCACGACGAGTTCACCCGCTGGCAGGCGCAGCAGGCGCAGCAGCAGCAGAAGGCGCAAGCCGAGAATTCGGCGCAGAACACGCTGCCGGCGGTGGCCGGCGCGGCCAAGGATTTATCTTCCGTTGACCTTGGCGGCGGTATCAATGCCGCGCAGCTGATGGCCGGGCTCGGCCCGGGCGGCGGCGGTGCTGGTGCGCCGGGCGGAATGTGACGGATGGCTGACCATGGCTGACGAAGCGTTGCCCGAATCGCCCGACCTCGATCCCGAGTTCACGCCCGTCGAGAACGTCGAGAAGGATCATCGCGGCGCGGTGATGTTCGAGTACGAGAGCTACGAGCGCGTGGTCGAGGGCCTGAAGGCCGCCGCCGACGGCGCCCGCAACATGGCGCGGTTCAGGGATCCCGACCTGTGGAACGCGATCGCGCAACTGTTTGATGGATTGCGCAAGGCGATCGTGCAGCTCGCCGGCCTCGACCGCGGTGCCGACACCAAGGAAACGTCCGCGCAATGGGGCGGCTCCGGCATCTCGCGCACCGAGGCGATGTCGCGGCTGAACAAGGGGCTCAAGAGCGCGGCCGCCGGCGCCAACCAGATCGCCCAGGTGCAGCGCATGGATCTGCGCTGGCTGCGCTATGCCAACCAGATCGACCGGCTGCGCGACAAGGCCGGCAAGCTCGCTCTGTCCGGCTCGCCGCTGGTGGTCGACGCGCAGTGGGCGCGGCTGCATTGATCTGCTGATACGGATTAGCGGGTCACGATGAGCGAGACCGACGCCGCGCCGGCGGCGGACCCGCCCGACCCGCAGGATTGGGACGGCAAGGCGATCGTCGCCTTGATGTCGCTGCCGCACGGGCGGCGCCTGGTCGAACGGTTTCTCGACCATTGCCAGCTCAACGCCCGGCTCTATCACTTCGACGCCGATGGGCTCGGCATGGCCTGGCGCGACGGCTTGGCCGATGCCGGCCGGTTCTGGGAAGCGCTGCTCCTGCACCACTGTCCGGATCTCTACCTGCGCATGGTCAAGGAACGCCGCGCCCGGATCGATCGCGCGCGCGAGCAGGTCGCCAGGAAGGAAGATCGCCGCGACCCGGCGACGGCGGCGCCGCTGACCGTCACCGGCATCGAAGAGCTCGCCGACGAGCAGCGCCTCACGGCGGAAGCCGAGGAACTGCGAGCGCGCGCCGCGGCGCGCAAGCGGTCCGACAAACACTCGCCCAAGGCAACCAACTCTCCCAAGGATTGACGATGGACGGACCCAATCAGCCGGGCGCGGCATCGCCGCAGCCCGGGAGCGAAGCTTTGCCTGCCGCGGCAGCCTCCCCGTCTGCCGCGGACGGCGCGGCCGCTGCCGCCCCAGCAGCGGCCGCAGCTATTGACGCCGGTGCCGCGGCGCAGCCCGCCGCGCCGGCTGCCGATGCGGCAAAACCGGCCGCCGCTGCAGCGGCTCCCGCTGCCGCTGCAGGGCAGGCCGATCCGGCGGCGAAACCCGGCAACGACTTTGCGCCGTCGCTGCTCGATGCAGCGGTGGCGGACAAGAAAGACGGCGGCGCCGATGCGGCGGCCGCCAAATCCGATGCCAAGCCCGGCGACGCCGCAGCGGCGAAACCCGGCGACGCAAAGCCCGGCGAGACGGCGAAGCCTGAGCCCGGCAAAGACGGTGCAGTCGCGGCCGAGGCCGCGCCGGCGCCGATCGAATACGCCTTCAGCTACCCCGAGGGCGTGAGCGCGGATTCCGTCAACAAGGAATCGATGGGCAAGTTCACCGGTGTCCTCAACGAGGCCCGGGTCAAGCCCGAGAACGCGCAGAAGCTGCTCGACCTGCACCTTTCCGAGGTGGGCGAGATCGGCAAGAAGCTGGCGCAGGGCCAGTGGGACGTCTTCAACGCGCAGCAGAACCGCTGGCGCGACGAGGTGATGGCCGATCCGGTTCTCGGCGGCGCGCGGCACCACACCGCGATCCGCGAGGTCATGGGCGTGGTCGACGCCTATGCGGGGGAGACGGCCGAGCGGCAGGCGCTGCTCGACGCATTCCGCACCACCGGCATCGCCAACAATCCGCATTTCCTGCGCTTCCTGCACCGCGCGTCGCTCGACCTCACCCGTGAGGCGGCGCCGCATCCGGCACCGCCGCCGCGCAGCGCCGCCCCGACCGGGCAGCAACGCGGGCTGAACCGCTACGCCAGGACCACGCCCGGACGCTGACGCGCCGGGCCGTCCGACGGAGCAATCAAACAACAAATCGCATCGCGCTGGCGCGCTCGCGCCGGCGTGACGGAGTATTGCAATGGCTTATCTCACCCTTGCCGACTGGGCGCGCCGGGTCGGACCCGACGGCTCGATCGACGACATCGCCGAGCTGCTCGCGCAGTGCAACGAGATCTTCGACGATCTGCTGATCCGCGAAGGCAACCAGGCGCTGTCGCACACCGGTACCGTGCGCACCGGCCTGCCGCAGGGCACCTGGCGCAACTTCTACCAGGGCGTCGCCTTCACCAAGTCGACCACCGCGCAGGTCACCGACACGATCGGCGAGCTGGTCGCCTATTCGCGAGTCGACCGTTCGCTCGCCGAGCTCGACGGCCAGATCGCCGAGGTGCGGCTGTCCGAGGACAATGCCCACATCGAGGGCCTGTCGCAGCAGATGGCGACCACGGCCTGGTACGGCAACGAGGCGGTGACGCAGGCGCAGTTCACCGGCATGGCGCCGCGCTTCAACACCATCTCGACGGCGAACGCGCAGAACGCGGTCAACGTGCTCAACGCCGGCGGCGCCGCCGCGGCCAACACCTCGATCTGGCTGTGCTGCTGGGGCGAGCAGACCGGCTTCGGCTTCTTCCCGAAGAGCTCCAAGGCCGGCTTGGTGTTCGAGGACAAGGGCGACATCCGCCCCGGCTTCGACGTCAACAACCACGAGTTCGAGGCCTTCACCTCGTTCTTCATGTGGAAGCTCGGCATCCACATCAAAAACTGGCAGTATTTCTGCCGCATCGCCAACATCGACACCACCACGGCGGGGCTTGCCGGCGCGACGCCGCCCGACCTGTTCGCGCTGATGAACAAGGCGCTGTACCGGATGCCGACCGCGGGCCGGCGCATGACCGGCATCACCAAGACCGACGCGCCGAACCAGCCGTCGCCGAGCTTGCGGCCGGCGTTCTACTGGAACCGGACCTCGGCGCAATACGCCGCGATCCAGGCGATCCGCGACAAGAACGTGCTGCTCCGTCCCACCGAATACGACGGCCAGCCGATCCTGGAATACCGCGGCGTGCCGTTGCGAATGTGCGACGCGCTGCTCAACAGCGAATCGACGCTTTCCTAAGGCTCGCGCGCTCGCGCCGCCAAGCCAACCCGCTCGCGCGCGAGCCAATTGGAGAAATCAAATGCAGACTGACATCAACCTGGTCTTCACCGGCGGCATCACCGGATCGGCGCAGGCCATCACCAGCGCCGCCGTCCGTTCGACCGGCATTCTCGATCTGGCCACCGGCCTGATGAATACCGGCACCACCTACGCCGCCTCGCCGCTGTCGGGCGGCGCCTACTACACCAACACCTCGCTGCTGTTCAGCGAAGACCTCGGGCCCGGCGCGCTGCGGATGCGGCTCGCCGCGATCATCGGCGCCGCCTTCGTCGGCGGCACGTCGCTCAACCTCGCCATCCAGGGCGCGGTCGACGCCTCGGGCGGCACCTATCCGGCCAACCTGTCCGGACTGACCTGGGCCACCTATGCGGAGACCGGCGCGATTCCGCTCGCCGACCTCGGCATCGCGCCGTCGGCCGGCGGCGATCCCTCGCAGAGCATCATCACGCTGCCGGACTGGCCGGACCGGCTGATCAAGACCGCGATGCCGCGGTTCATCTCGCTGCTCTACACGCCGGCCGGCACGTTCTCCGGCGGCACCATCGGCTTTGCCGGCATGCTGGTCGGCAAGCCCGACTTCAACGTCGGCAAGTATCCGGGCGGCTTCTCGGTCGCATCGTAGCTGCCGCCTGTTGCGCGCCGCGCGCGTCACTGCCCGCGGCGCGTTCGCTGTTTCCATTTCTGAACACGGAGGGCCTTGATGGCCACGAAGAAACCGGCTGCGGCCGGCCCGCAGGCGGATGCGCCTGCGCGCGACCAGCGCGACGAGATCATCGCCCGGCTCGAGCACCAGCTGGTGGCGATGGAGGGCCGCTTTGCGGCGCTCGAAAGCGCGCACGGCGCCGAATTCCTGCCGCTCGAGGAAATGCCGGTATTCGAGATCGGGCCCGGCGGCTACTACTCGGCCGACGACGTGCTCTATCCGGAGGGCGTCATCATCGAGGACGTCACCGGCCGCATGCCGCTCAACGAGCAGCTGGTGCCGATCAACGAGCCGGCGCAGGCGCGCATGCAGCGCTATCTGCAATCGCTGCCGGCGCACGGCGGCGCCAGCCACGAATTCGTCATCGAGGCGATGCTGCAGATGCTGCCCGAGCTCAACGGCGTGCCGCTGACGCCGGACGTCAAGACCGAATTCCACGCCCGGGTGCTGGAGCAGGCCGGCCGCTTGCGCATGACCCAGCTCGGGCTGATGCCGGGCCAGGCCAATGCGCGCGCGGCGTCGCCGCAGCCGGCCGCGGCCCGCGCCGCGATCCCGCTGATGCCGAACACCCGGATCCGCACCGACGCCGGCCCGACCGGGATCCTGCCGCCGGCGGATCGGCTTGCCCGCGGCGCGGTGAAGACCCGCGCGCGCGCCGCCGCGGTGGCGCCGGCCAACAAGGCCGCGCCGCCGATGAGCGGCGTCGCCTCGACCAATCTCGGCACCGCCGGCCCGGGCGCCCGCGCGGCCTGATCGTTTTCTCACCAGCAAACAGAGGCGCCGCGTCAGCGGCGGTGAAACCATGACTCGCATTCGCCTTGCGCTGATCGGCGCCGGTGCCCTGATCGGCGCCGGGATCGGCGCCGCGCTCGGCCAGGCCGGCGTCTATGTGCTGCCGTCGCTCACCGGCGCCGAGACCGTCGACATCGGCACCGTCAACGCGTCCGGTGCGCCGAGCCCGTACCGCAACGCGGTGACCGCCAACACGCTGCGCAACACCACCGGCTATCAGAAGAGCGCGGCCACGACCGGCACCGTCACCACCACGGTGGCGACCGACAATCTGCTTCTCACCGGAGCGGTGACCACGGCGACCGTCGACGTGCCGCCGTCGCCGCCCGACGGGCAGCTGTTTTCGATCGTCAACGCCTCGGGGAGCGCCTTTTCCGGCACCATCACGGTGGCGTCGACCGACAGCTCGAGCTTCGCGCCGGCCTCGCCGTCGCTCGTCAACCTGGCCTCGACGTCAAGCGCCGAGTGGCAGTATGCGGCGGCCAACACCACCTGGTACCGCATCCGCTGAACCGATGCCGCCAGTCTCCCAGGCGCAGCGGCGGTTTTTCCGC